TCTGTGAATTTTGGCATGAAATCATGTTTAAAAAACTGTCTGCCATTCCACTTTTGACCGTAATCATTCCAAAAGTCATTATCGGAATACGGTGTATTTTCATAACCAAACTCATCATCATAAGTATGATAGTATTCTGAACCTGATATTATATCAACACCAGAATCTCCAGTAAAATTACTAGCAGTTTCATTAAAGTTTTTATCACAAAACACTTTAACTTTTTCTTTTAACTCTTTTGAGTTTAATCTCTTTAATTGAGATAAAGGGACATTTCTGAAAATAGTATTATGTATTTTGAAATCTGGTTCATATCTTTCCTCAGAATCGGTATACTCTCTCCAGTAAACTAAATGTATTGTGCTATCTTTACTCATTATTTACAGTCCTCGTTTTTATATTCTTCTGGTTGTAATGCACATTTGTAGTTCTTGTCTGCCTTCATTCTCATATCAGCAGCAATACCGTCTAGTATATTAGGCATATTGTTAAATACAACTTGAATAATCTCTAAAGACATTGTGTGTAATAGTTTTTGAGTCTCGGCATTCATAATTGCACCTTCATCCATATCAGTACCTTTGATAGTTTCAGTAAGTATATGACCGATAACAGCTGTGTTGTAGTCGTTAGCTGAGGCAGTTTCGACCCATAAGAATAATCCCCATATCCATACGCAAATTATAACTAATACTTTTTTCATTATATATTCTCCTTTGCAATTTCTTTGTCAATTAGATTTTCACTTATTATTTCAAACAAAGTTTTACCTTTTGAGAAAAGTTTTGTTTTTGCAATCGTAATTCTTCTCTCTAATCTAGCAAGACTTTGAGTTTCTTCTTTTGTTATTGTGTTTTTTTTCATAATATAGATATAGTATATCAGAAACCTACGCATATTGCAAGCATTATTCCAATAAAAATGGAATAAAAAAAGGTAGTAAAATCAAGGGTTTATAGAGATATTTAGAATGATTCTAATGTGTTTTAACTTGTAAAACAGTATAAAGACACCTAGGGTTTTAAAATGAGTAAGTTTTGTTCTACTTTTGTTCTTCTTTATGCCAATTACTCAATCTGCCTCGTAAGTAGTGTTTAGCAGGATCATATCTATGAGATACATTATCATACCACCACTTTGAAGCAAAGTCGAGCATAGTTTTAAACTGTGCCATCTTATCGCCCTAAGTGTTGAAGTTTGAGATATCAAATCAAATTTCGGATTAAGTTTTACCAAAAAGGTATTACTTATTCCTATTTAGACAAATTATTTTTTTGAGAGATTTTTGAGCGATTCTCTTAGAATTTTAGAACCGCCGATACGAACATTGATAATGCCGTTGTAGTATTCATCAGTCTCTAGGACTTTTCTTTCAAACTGTTCTTGTGCTTCTAGATAACTTGCAACACCTCTACTCGGGCAGAAATACAATATTTCTCTAGTGAATTTATCTTCACTAAGTCTTTGCAAATCATCAATTAGACTTTCAGACGAACCCCAATAAGTTTTCCAATCACTTTCTTTAGTGCCTCGTCTTTTATTCTTTCGACCTTTGAGTGGTTTCTTTGTAGTTTTGAATTTTGCTAACTTCTTACCTACATACTTCTTATTGTCAGTAAGATTAGTTATTAAATATACGAAGGCTTCACAATCTTGAGGTAGTTCTTTGATTATTTTGCCTTGATAAGTCCAATCAGTCCCAGTTTTCATCAATGTCTGTCACCGTTTCTTCAACTTCTTCGTGTTCTTCACCACAAAATGGACAAAATTGTTCTATATAATCATCTGGCAAATCATGTTTTACTATGTATGTAGCGCCACAGTTATCACATACCGTTTTCATATTAGGGTTTTTTATCATAGTTTAAATCCTTTGAATGTCTCCTTTTCGACATCTTGTTTTATACCACCAACGATATAGCTTTCTATCTCGGTTTCTTGTGGTGCGTTTTGAAGTCCTCTACTATTCAACCAATGTTGAGTCCATGGTAAAGGGTTATTATTAGTTGGTTGGTCATAAACTTTATTTAGACCTATTGCTCCCATTCTTTTATTTGCCATAAATTCTACATACTGATTTAGTAGTGTATCATTTAGACCAATCATAGAGCCTTGATTAAACAAATACTTTGCCCAATCTTTTTCTTGTTGAACAGCTGTATCATACATATCGTAAACTTGCTGTTCACATTCTTTCATAATTTTAAGCATTTCTTTATCATTTTCTTTTTTACGATAGTTATTTATGATGTTTTGTGATACTGCAAGGTGTAAGTTTTCGTCTCTAGCAATTAATGATATAATCTTAGCAGAACCTTCCATAAGTTTTAATTCACCAAATGCAAACGAACAAGCAAATGAAACATAAAATCTAATACCCTCTAGTATATTCACATTTACTAGTGTTAGATATAACAGTTTCTTTAATTCATACTGGTCACCTTTACCAAATAAATGATATTGATGAGCATAAGTTATAAACTTATCATATGCTTCAGTTACAGTTTTTGCCCTATCCATAATCTCTGGTGTTTCAATAATAGTATCTAAGACAGCAGTAGGATCAGGATAAATGTTTTTCATTATGTAAGTGTATGAACGACTATGTATTGTCTCACTAAAGTCCCATGCAACTAACATAGATTCTAATTCAGGTAAAGAACAAAAAGGTAAAAATGCTAAACATGGGCCACGACCTTGTACACTATCTAATAGTGTTTGATACTTTAGATTAGATGTAAAAATATGTTTTTGTTCATCTGATAATTGTTGAAAATCGTTTCTATCTTTTTGTAAAGATACTTCTTCTGGTCGCCAAAAGAAACCTAACTGTTGTTGATTTAATTTTTCAAAAACAGGATATTTCTGTTGGTCAAATCTTTGTGTGTTAGGTTCTTCTCCGAAAAACATGGGTTGTTTTAACCAATCTACTTTTTTTGTATTGAATGTTTTAGACATTATATCGCACACGCCTCACAATATTCTTGATAATCTTCATCTGTTTTAAATTCCTCTCTAGGTTTAATATCTTCTTTTACACCATCATGCCAACCAACTGGATGTGATGGTTCATCTACATCTGCTTTTGCGTCATATGTATTTTGATAATAAGATGTTTTCCAACCTAACTTGTATGTGGTTAACAAGTCATTTGCCATTACTGAAGTCGGCACCTCGCCGTCAGTATAATTTTCTGGATTGTAACTCCAGTTCCCACTTATCGCCTGGTCAAAATATTTTTGCATAATAGAAATTGTATTAATGTAACCTTCGTTACTTTTCATATCCCATAACAATGTGTAGAAATTTTTTAGTCTATTGTATTCAGGAACTATTTGTTTGAGTGTTCCTTTTTTACTTTTTTTAATCGAAAGAAAATCACGAGGCGGTTCAACACCGTTCGTAGCATTCGAAACAACTGAGCTACTTTCAGACGGCATCTGAGCGGAAAGGGTACTATGTCGTAATCCACTTTCCTTGATATCATTTCGTAGAGTAGTCCAATCATAACTTAACTTTCTTTTGACTAAATCGTCAACATCTTTCTTATATGAATCTATTGGCAGAATGCCATCACTATATTTAGTTCTATTAAAATATTCACAAGCACCTCTTTCTTTAGCCAAAGTATTACTTGCCTTCAATAGATAGTATTGAAATGCCTCTGTAATCTCATCAACTAGTTTCCATGCTTGTTTGTCATCATACTTAACTTTATTCTTAGCAAGAAAATGAGCAAGACCTATATAACCAATACCTAAACTTCTTCTTGCAAGTGTAGATTTCTTTGCAGCTTCTACTGGATATTCTTGATAGTCTATTATTTCTTCTAATGCTCTTACAGACAAATCACATAAGTCCTCTAGTTCTTCTTTTTCTTTTATAAGACCTAAATTAATAGCAGATAAAATACATAAAGCAATTTCACCTTCATCATCATCAATATGATTTATAGGTTTAGTAGGTAATGTAATCTCTTGACATAGATTAGACATATAGACTTTATCTTTAAAAGATGAATGAGTATTACAATGGTCTATATTCATAATATAGATACGACCTGTTTCTGCTCTTTCTTTTAATAAGTCCATAAACAAAGTTTGTGCTCTTATTTTCTTTTTAGTAATAGATGTTTTTCTTTCATACTTCTCATACATTTCATCAAACTCTGGCATACCAAATGCTTCATATAACCCAGGCGTTTCATGTGGTGAAAATAAAGTTATATCTTCATCTTTAATAAATCTTTCATAAAATAATTTAGATATTTGTATAGAATAATCTAGTTTTCTAACTCTATTATCTTCACTACCTTTATTGTTTTTTAAAACTAATATATCTTCTATTTCTTGGTGCCAGATTGGGAAGTGGACTGTTGCTGAACCTCCTCTAACTCCGTTTTGTGTACAACACCTAACCGTTGCTTCAAATTTTTTAAGGAAAGGAATGACACCAGTATGTTGTATCTCACCTCCACGAATTTTTGAATTGATTCCCCTAATTCTTCCTGCATTGATTCCGATCCCTGCTCTCTGGGCAACATAACGACCAATAGCCATATCGGAACTAAAGATACTAGGAAGAGTGTCATCGCTGTCAACCAGTACACAACTCGCAAA